ACGCTCCCGCACCTTACGTGCAAAAGTTTCGGTACCACACCAGAGGGTTTTTGCCTTGCCGCCGTCGCGGACAACAACCTGATGCTTCTCGAACATTTCGGAAAACTGAGCCAGCTGTACAGTGGTGACGTTGGCTTCACGCTGGAAGTTCATTGCCGTCATTGCATGGTCACCGAGCTTCTCGAGCCCTGCACGGATACGAGCAGGAATGATGACGTTTGGGTTGTATTGACGATCAAGATCTTCCAGGGACAACGCCACTGTCGACGGTTTCTTAGCCTTTGGTTTCGAAGCCATGTGGATCCTTAGAGAGGTTTCTCGAAGTAGTGAACAGACTCTCCATATCCGAGCCAACCTCGAGGTTCGTGCACCAGTCTGAATCCGCAACGAAGAAGGTTGATCATGCTGGGATAGTTTTTCAGGAGAGTGTAGGTGACCGCATAGACTGCACCTTGCTTTTTAGCCCACCGAAGACGGTGGTTGATGAGCCTGCGTTGAAGCCCTTTTGATTCATGGCCCGGGATGATAATCGCATAGCTGAGATAAACATAGCCTTTTTCAGGCCGAAAAACAGCAGATGTCAAACCAATGGGCTGTATTCCATCGAGGAGAACCCAGTAGGTGTGGTCATCCCCTGGCCACGAATCTTTGCGACTGTGGTACACCTGGAACTCGTCATAGAGTTCCCGGGCATCTTCAAGATCATCTAACAATTGGATTCGCACCTTAACGCCCTCCCGCAGTGGAAAGGCTACTGTACGAACACTCCTATGATCTTGGAATTAAGGAAAGGCCCCTTTCGGGGCCATTCCTGCTGGTTGCACAAGGTAGGAGAAAAGTCCAAGTCACCAGCTCTACGTGTTACGTCTTGGATCGGGGTACACGACGTAGTAGTACAAGCGCCCCTTTGGGGCTTTCCCGTCAGGTGATGAGCCTGAGTCAGCGTCTTTTACGCCAGTTGTGGGTTAATACCACACGCACAACCGTGGTAGCCACTGCAATGAGCACGGATCTCCCGAGATAGGCCCACATTAAGCACCACCGCCAAACAGCGGTGCAGCAGGCATCTCAGGGGGCGGCTCATCAGGCGTAGTGTCCTCGGGTGTGAGGGTGGCAGGATCGACGAGAGGAACGACAGGCGGTGGGTACGAAATGAACGCGTCATTCGGCTCCACCGCTTTTGGTGGCTCAACCACCACTGTCATTTTCGCCGGCTTGGGGGCCTTGGCTTCGATGAGCTCCACTTCCGCGAACACCGTGTAAGGCACACGGGTGTAGCGAAAATCCACACCCAGAATGTCGGATTGAACTCCGACACTCCGGAGGTGGTTGATCACAGCCGTCGCCAAGGTTTCTTGGTCGAGCGTGATCTTCATGGATTAGCCTCCGCCAAACAGCGAGGGCTTGCCGCCAGCCGCAGCAGGAGTCGACGGAGCGCCAGTCGGAACCGGTGCTACCGGACCCTTGGCAGTCTTGTCGATCACCTTACCGGTGAACTCCTTCACCCACGCATCCTTGAACTCAGCCGGAGCCTGAGCGTTGTACTCGTTGGCAGTCTGGCCGGTCTGGACATGGAACACACGAGTGATCGTGTTGAACTCGCGGATTTCAGCTGTCGGCACATAGTTGCCGGCCTGATCCTTCGCGTTCTTGTTCTCACGGTGGAACTCGATGCCGATCTGTACCGGCTGACCCACGAGCTCAACGGCGACATCGACCTCGGTCGGAACTTCCTTCCGCTGGTCGAAGTTGTAGATCTTCACCAGCTTCTTCTCGAAGACGAGCTGGGGAATTTCCTTACCGGCCGTCAACTTGGCAAGTGCGTTGATGAGCGAGTAGCCCGGGAGCGGGAACTTCTTCCCGTCCTTCGTGTACGTCACGCCACCAGCCTTGTTGGTGACGTAGATCGTGTCACGCACCTTCTTGCCAGCGATGTCGACGACGAGATTGAACGCCGTTGCACCACCGGGAGACTTGGTGAGGTAGGCCACGTCGAGCGTGCCCTCGTAAAGACCGGTCGGGAGAAGGACACGTCCACCAAGGACATCCTTTTCCTTTTCCGAGCCCTGCAGCTCAACAGCCGCATTTGTGAAGAGATTGGTCATGAGTTGCCTCGTTACTTGTAGTAGTCAGCCAAACGATCCAGGACGAACTGAATGTTGTTGTCGATGAAGGTTTCTTCCTTCGCCCACATGTCCTGGGGTGAACGGATCTTCTCGCCCGCACTTTCCTTGGTCATGCGGGTCTGGAAGACGTACTTGACGCCCCGTTCTCTGTCATCGTCACTGACAGTAAGAAGGGGATTCTTATATGCCTCAACCAGACGTAGCGGAATCTGCTTGGACATCACGACGGTAGTGAAGAAGCTCTCCACACCGAGGTTCTTGAGTGCACCTTTTACGGGCACAGCGGTCACCTTCATCATCGCCTCTTCATCGAGAATGGTGTAGGCGTGAGCCAGGAAGATGAACTGCTTGGAGCTGTTCGCTACATGCACCTGCATGAGTTCCTGGAAGTAGGTGAAGTAGTCGCCCCACGCTTTCTGCGTGTTGGCCGCCTTCTTGATGATGTTGGTTTCGAACATCGTCATCAGGAAGTCGAGAGTGTCGATCACCACGGTGTGAACGCTCGGAGTCTTGTCGGCATACTGGATGCCTTCATAGACCTGATACGGATCCGTGATGTTGTAGACCTGGAGTTTGCCGGGTTTGAACGGCAGGCGCTTGTTCTCGCAGTTGAGGTAGATGACGCCTTCCGGTTCACGCAAGTGTGAAAGGGACAGGGACTTACCGGAGGCTGACAAGCCTTCGATCAAAATGAGTTGTTCAGACATTACTGTTCTCGGGCTTTACGGGCCATGGTGGTGAAAACGGTTCGACGGAGTTCATCGACCGTCAACGGGTTTGGGAGCTTGTTATTGAACTCACGGACAATAGCTTCGGCCTCGACATAGGGCTTGCCCTTGGACATGAGCATCGTGCCGTAGCGGAACAGCAGGTTGTTACGCCCACCACCTTCGGCAATCTGGTTGGCGAACCAACGCTCCACTGCCGGCAAGTTGGTGAGGTTCTCAATACTGGCCATGTACGTGAGATTGCGACCAGTACGCGGAATGAAAGGCAGCACATCAAGAAGTTCGCCTTCATTCACAAACTGCACACCATCGAAACTTTCCCACTTTCTCGAGCGTTGCCATGTGGCTTCATCCATCTCGAAAGGAACCCACTTCGCCAGATTGGACATGAATTGGGTGTAGTCCTTGGCATCCAGCCTGAGTTCATGACTCATGGGCAGGATGACACGGAAGCGATGGTTGGTGTTTTCGTCATGCCGTTTGGTCGTGTAGATGCGATAGGTGTAGGGAGCCAGCAGCTCAATGGCTTCAGGCAGCTGCATCCCCGTATCGACATCCAACACAATCAAGCTGAAGCCTGTCTTACAGTTTTCTTCAGTGCGATGTCCTTCACCAGTGTCACCTGCAATGAGGTGATGGTTGATCCAGTGTAGACCGTTCGTTCCTGTGAGTTTGCCGAGCTGTTCCCACGGAGCGAATTCGTTGCGATAGTTGTACGCAACATGCGTAGACCAGGCGATTGGCAGCTTCTTCAGGTTGACAGGTTTCAACGTCTCGCCACGGAAGAACTCGATGCCATCAACCACGGTCTTGCGAATGATGATGTTGTTGCGATAGCCCCAAGCCGAAGCCATCTGGATCATCTCATTCCTGGACGCATTACCGCCCTTGTAGAACGGCAGCTCATCCATCAGGTCTGCATGGGTCATCTCGTTCGGGCACTGCGCCAGAAACTTGCTAAGGCGCATGTATGGCCGCTCACGCTGGAACAGACGAGTGAAGGCTGCACCGCTCTCTTCCACAAGCGTCATGGCCTGATGGATATGCTCAATCTCAACACGATTGGACATGTCGATCGCAGCATAAACACCAGCCAACTTCAGACACTTGAAGTAACGGTGGTTGAGTTCGGTCTTGGCCAGTTCTT